TTTCTGTAAATACAAAATTTTCTTCACAGTAATTTTCTGCCAGTAGCAAAAAAAAGTACAATATTTTCTACAATTTCTTCTTCTACTGGCAATAACTAAACAAGATATTATAGTATATATTGTAGTATATATTACAGAATTTTATTTTGGAGGTAGGGTATAGGGTAGAAAATAAGTAATAGATTATGCAACTAAGGTATATGATAAATCGTTAAATATTTGTAAAATAGTATATAAACATATATTTTTGTTAGAGTGAATTTTTTATTAAACATATATAGGACAAAAATGATAGACGTAAATGTACAAACTATTACTCAACAGGTGGTATTAAATTGTTTAGATTACTGGAATGTTGAGTTAAGGGAAAGGAATATAGACAAGCAATACAGAATTGATATAAGCATTTATGACAATAACAAATCTGTAATAATTGGTGCTGACAAAGCTTTAGAGGTAAATGTAAAGTTAACATATTATTTACGGAAGGAACGTGCTAACAAGACTATTACTTTATGGAGTGTTATTGAGAAGGTAAAGACTATAAAGAATAAGATGCCTGGCACAAAAAAGATGGAGAGGGTTATAGACCAATGTTTTTTAAAGTTCATAAAGGAGTGTGTGGGTATTTTTGGAATCATTGCGGAACAAAAGATAACTAATATTCAGGAGCGGGGTGATAACGGATAAGACAAATATTAAAGTTTTACAACAAATCGCTACTGAAATAAATCTGGATTTAACAGATGAAGATATTTATTCAATAGTTGATTTTCAATATGAGACAATAAAGGATGCTATGGAGCAAAAGCGTTTCATTGAACTTCCATATTTTGGAAGGTTTCATGTAAAAGAGGGTAGGGATAAGTACATAGAGCCTGAAAAAAGGTTTTACGAACCTCACATGAAAAGTAGTAATTCTGGTACTTCTGAATAGTTAAAGCATTTCAGTAGAGCAATTAAGAACGGCACGATAATATTGTAACCGTATAAAAATATAACTTAGTTGTCATCTTGATTTTACAAGGAAATAATTAATTAATGGATATATGTTGGTAGCTGGATTTAGGAATATTTTAACGGGGGCTACTTTTAGGACTTGCTAATATAGACGTATATTCAGCAAGTTTTTTTTAAATATAGATTATGATAGGAATAGACAAGCCATTGATAGTAGATTCTAACGGAAATTTAATAATCAATCACGATGCTATTCGGGGTATAGAACCATTTGCTACATTATTAAAGAGGCAAAGAAAGAGCAAGGGAGATGCAGATGGCAGAAAGAAGATACTTAATTTCAAGGAGTTAAAGTATATTTATTTTATGGCTGATTGGGATACTTATCACAGGGGGTTATCAGATTACGACAGACCTAAAAAGGCAAAGAAAGATTGTGGTTTACCTGTCACATGGTCTTCTGATAAAGTTGTCAAGGCGTGTATAAAGAAATATAAAGAAATAATAGATTATTATATACCTTCGGCAAGAATTTTAATTGCTATTGAGAAGGGATTATCTATGTCTGCTACTGCGATAGAGTCATATATTGCACAAATGGAATTAGTTATTCAGATGAATAACAAGTTAATGAAAGATGCATCTATTACTCCTTTGGAAGCGGAATCTATTATGGAGTCTAATAAAATTGTACAGGTAAATATTACGGAGATATTGAGTTTAGGTACAAAGTTACCAAAGACTTTAGATGGAGTTACTGCTTTACAGGAAAAGGTTAGAAAGGAATCGGGTACTGCAAAGAAGTTACAGGGAGACAAGATTAAGAGAAATCGTGAAGACCCATTATAGTATGAAAAATATTAAAATTTTAGGAGGTTCATATCAGGTATCTTTTTCTATGAAGAACAGAAGAAATGGTCGTTCAAGAACAATAAGTGCGGGTACTTATAAAAGTATAAAGGATGCTATTAATATAAGAGATTTTATTCTTAAATTGAAGGATTCTAAAAAGGTATTGATACGTTATGATACTTTAAAATTAGTAAATGAAAGAAGAAAATCTATGGGTTATTATCCTATAAGAAATTCATTAGAATTTAAAAAACTATAAACTATGCAATTAAAAAAAGGCAGTACAGGAAAGTATGTTGAGCAGCTTCAGGAAATTCTTGGTATTACGATAGATGGAGATTTTGGACCAAAGACTGAAAAGGCGGTAAAAGAATATCAAGAGGAAAATGATTTAGTGGTAGATGGAATTGTAGGTTCTGCTACATGGGCAAAACTTAATGAGATAAGTTATAAATATAATTTACAGAATATTTATGATGTCATACAGGAAAAAAATTATAGGTGGTTCAATTCTGGGGATTATGATGTAAATATTATAGGGATAAGAAATTCAGATACAGAAGGTAGAGTTACAAATCATTATGACGACCATATTACTATTTCATATAAATTAGGAGAAGATTGGCATTTTCATTGTTGGAATGCAACTACTGACCCGGGAACATATTGGCTTGACAATCCTTCAAATAGAGATGGTACTGCCATTTTAGTTCCTAACCAATATTTTGGAATTTATAAAATTGATAAACATAATGGAAAATATTGGGCAGTGTGTCAAAGGCATGGGAAAGTAGCAGTTTATAGAGATGGGAATAAGGATGATATTTACGATTATGATGAAGATAGTATATCTGAAGGTTATTTTGGAATTAATATACATAGGAGTAGTGCATATAAAATAGGTACTTATATTAATAAATATTCAGCGGGTTGTCAAGTTTTTCAAGACCCTGACGACTTTGATGAGTTTATGGATATTTGTAATAAAGCTAAAGATAAGTGCGGTAATAAGTTTACATATACTTTAATAGAGAGTAAAGATATAAAAAAATAGTTATGAAAAAGGTTAAAATATATTTCAATGCTGCCGAACATAAGTACACTGATGATGAAGGAAATGCATATACTAGTGTAACGCAACTTATAGATAAGTATAAACCTAAGTTTAATAAAGATTTTTGGGCATGGTATAGAGCAGTAGACCAAGAGTACGGAATGTATGGAAAGCCAAGACCAGATGTACCTAATAGTATATGGTGTAAAAGATTTAATACAGATTCGGGAAGATATTATACTATTACAGAATTAGCATCGGGAATACTTCCTTTAAAGAAACACCCTATGCGTATAAATTATGAATGGGAAAAAGATGCTGCAGATGCTTGTGATAGAGGTAATAGACAACATGATTATTTAGAAAGTTGTATTAATGATTTTTATGGTGGGGAAGTTATTAAAAATACAGCTTCTGTAGGAGAGTTACCATCATTTACTTTTGCTATAAAGAATGTAGATGTATTAAAAAACAGTCCTTTAAGTGAAAGCCATAAATCTATTTTCGATATGTTAAAAAAACTTATTGAGCGGGGATTTACTTTATTTGCTGAAAAGCGTGTTTATTCTTATGAGCATAAGGTAAGTGGTATGATAGATATTATAGCGGTAAATGATAAAAGTGAATTTTATATTGTAGATTGGAAAACTAATAAAGACCCTTTACAATTCAAGAGTGGCTATTTTAAAAAAGTTTGGAATTACAACAGAACTAAAAAGGTAAAAACTGATGAATGGGTTGACAAAGATGAAAGAATGTATGAGCCTATTAATGATTTACAAAATTCTAAAGGAACATTATATACATTACAATTAAGTTTATATGCGAGACTTTGCGAACTTTGGGGATTAAAATGTTTAGGACTTATTTTATGTCACATACGAATTGAAGTAAAAAACAAAAACCTTATCCATCATGAACCCATTTTTTATAATATATCTTATCTTCATTCTCATATTGATAAGATATTGTCGAAAGAAATAAAAGTAGAATCTAAAAAACAAAAAAAATTTTCAAGAAAACCTCTTAATTATTAATAATATTATCTTATTATCTAATGACTAAAAATGAAAAGATAAAAAGACTAATAAGGGAAAATACATTACAAAAAGAAAGGATTGCACTTTTAGAAAATGTTATAAAAGATTTTCATAAAAAGATGAATGCTCTTTTAACTTTCTGTAAGATTCAAAATAGACAAACAGAGAACGAGATATTACAGAGCAAGTTTAATGACATGTGTCAAGACGATGATTAATTTAATAAGCATCAAAGTTCAAGCTGCTTAAGAATTTTTAGAAATTACTCGAGTTAAGTATAAAAATTTGTAGTTGTATTTGAAGCTCGTACATTAAATTGGACATAACTAAAGGGCTTCCTGTTTAAATTATTATAATGATATGAAATTATCTGTAACACATATTGTATTTATTGTTCAGTCTATTTTACTATTGATATTATTTTTTATAATAATATTTCGCAAAGAACCTGAACCTTACATCAATTACAATAAGATTCGTATGAATATGCAGGAGACTATTAATGTTTTAAAATATGAATTTGACCAATTAAGTAATGAGAATACTGTTTTATATAGTAAGATAGATTCCTTAAAATTTATAATTCCCGACAACAAAAAGAATCTAGATAAGATAAGTAGGGAGATAAACAAGTTAAAAAATGAATTTAGTATTACAATTAATTATAGTGATTCTAGTGATGTTGCCCTTATCCGCAGATTGTCAAGAAGATAAAGTATGTGTTGATAGGCATATTTTAGAGAGGGTAGCTAATCAACTTGACAGCTTTGAAGTTGCTAAGAAATTACAAAAGCAGTGTTTAAGATTTAGAGATTCTTGTTTTTCTTTAACTTCTACACAGCAACAAGTTATAGGAAATCAAGATATTGTTATAGGAAATCAAAAAACACAGATAGGAAAATTACAAGATATAGAATTGGAACATAATGAGATATTAAAAATTAATGATGAGTATATCAAACATTTAACTAAAGAGAAAAAGAAATTAAAAACTAAGTACACTATAAGTTTAGTTGGTGGGGGAATATTAACAGTAGGATTAACTACAGCTTTACTTATTAGTTTATTGCAATGAATGTTTTTGGAAAAATAACAGATAAGAGGAATATAGAAATATTAAATTATTCTTTAGAAGAAGAAATAAAATTTAATAATCCTGATGTAGCATTTGTTTGGGTAATTCAAAGGTATTATGATAATGGACAAAAATATGGAAAAACAAATTTAAGTGGAGAATTTATTCCAAGACCATTATATGAAAAAGAACCTCAAGAAGAATTAAAATTTATTGATATAGATGTTTTTAGACAAGCTGCACTTCATTTCAAAAAATTCAATTGTTATACTAAGTTACATTATGAATACGATTCTTTTGCTTATAATGATTGGTATGATAAAGAAGAATATAGAAGAAAGTATGGAATGACTGCTTGGGCAGGAATTGATAAAAATGGAAAAAGAAGATTAGTACATATTCAAGGAGAATATTATGGCTTTTTAAATTATGCTCCAATAAAGAGAACTATAGACGATAGTGACATTACAAATAATGAATTGGAAAAAGCTACAAAGTTATCTCAAGAGTCTGTTATTGTAAAGGAGTTAATGGGTAAGATTTCTACAAACAGAGTTACTTCTAAGTCTATAGATTTTCCAGATTTTTTTGATGCTCAATATCATGTAAGTACTGCTAGGGCATTTGCTCGCACTATTGGCAAAAACTTCTTTTATGGTAAAGCAAGACGGAAAGGACAATCTTATTGGAATGCTTGGTGTGCTTTTAATAATGCTGACCTTCAAGCTTTTAGTACTACTGCACAAGTAGCTTCTGATTTAAAATATTTAAATACAGGAGAAAAAGCTTTATTTAATATGACTAAATCATATGCTGACCATGTATGGGAATATACTGATTGGGGAAAACACAGGCAGAAAGATACTAATAGTGAATTATCTTTCGGGTATAAACTTAAAGGAGAGAGTATAAAGAGAGGTTATCAATCTGAAATTCTTGCACTTTCCGCAATGAATAATCCAGATTGTTTAATAGGTAAAGATACAGTTGAAGCACAATTTGAAGAAATGGGAAAATTTCCTAACTTTGTAGAGACTTACGATGTAACAGTTTCTGCGACAGAGGCAGGAGATAACGTTGTAGGTTTTTTAACAGGGTGGGGTACAGGTGGTACAAAAGATGCAAACTGGTTAGCTTTTGAAGAAGTTTGTTATAATCCAGATGCATTTAATATTTTACCTTGTAATAATTTATGGGATGATTCTACTGCAGGAATGCCATGTTGTTATTTTTATGCTCATGTTGATGGGTTGGAAGGGCATATGGACTATAATGGAAACACTAATTACAAAACTGCGTATAACTCTCATATAAAGAAGAAGGAAATTAAAAGACTTGTTTCTACTAATGAGTCCAGTTATATGCGTTGGTGTGGACAAAGGGCAAATAGTCCTTCTGAAGCTTTTGCCAGAGATAGTAACAATATTTTTCCTACAGAAGAAATACAAGCACAAGTTAATTATATTTTAAGAAACCCTAGTGTAAACGATGCTAGAAGATGTGGAGTTTTAGTTCCTGATAAAAAATACGGAATTACATTAAAGCTAAATGAAGAATTGTATGCAGAAGGTAAAAAGATACATCCTCCTTTAGATGAATTTCCGAGAAGAAAAGGTACAGACCCGCATGGTTGTGTAGTTGAATGGCAAAGTCCTTGGAGAGATATAAAAGGAAAAGTTCCTTCCAATTTATATGTAGCTTTTCAAGACCCTTATGGAGTAGATAAAACTAGTGATTATATAACAACAAGAAATTCAGTAGCTGCTACTTATATTTATCAATTACCGAATAAATATACAGGAAGTAAAGGAGGTATTCTTGTAGCTAATTATACAGGAAGACCTGAAAGACAAGATGATTATAATAGACAAGTTCTTTATTTATTACAGAGATATAATGCTAAATTGTTATTTGAAAATGATAGAGGAGATGTAATTCCTTTTATGAGAAAAAATAAAGCATTACATTTACTTTGTACAGAACCTGAAATGCAGTTTGCTAAAGATATTAGTGGAAAAGCAGGAAGGGGTTACGGTATGCATATGACAGCAGCGAGACTTGAAAAAGGAGTTATATATCTTAGAGACCATCTTTTAGAAATAGTAAATAAAGGAGCTGAACATAGTAAACCTAGAACGTTTCTTTCTTATATATATGATGTAGCATTTTTAAAAGAATTGTTAAAGTGGAATAAAAAAGGCAATTTTGATAGGGTATCTGCAATGATTATTGGGCAGTACATTATTAAAGAGGTAGAACATATTGAAAGAGCCGCACCAAAAGCATATCAAACAAATAGTATATTTAATAGACCTCTTTTTTAAATTTTATGTATGGCAAGTAAAGATAAGAGTTACATAAAAAAAGATAGAAATTATAAATTATCCCATCTTATATCTTCTTCTAAAAAAACTGAAGAATATATTAATGATATGGCAGACTTTTATATTGGGCAGAATAATATGATTGCTAATGAAAAGACTGAATTACAAATTCTTTATGATGCTGCACAGGGTATAATAGACTCTGATGATTATAAATATGTTACAAATCCTTTAAATACTGCTAATCAGAATTTTCAGAGATTTCCCGCCAAGTTAAAGAACTACGATATTATTAAGCCTATTATTTCAAGTTTTATAGGAGAGACTTCTAAACGTGAACATGGAGCAAGTGTTACTGTTGCTAACCCAGATGCACAGGATAGAAGAAAAGAAGAATTAAGTAAGGCGATGGAAAAAATAATGTCTCAAACTATTATAAATGAAATAAATAATTTAGGAGTAGATTCGGGTATGCCATCACAAGAAACTCAATCTACAGAAGAAGCTCAAGCAGAATTTGAAGAAAACTATGATGATAAACGAGCTATAGTAGGTCAAGAAGCACTTGATTATATTAAGCATTCTGTAAATCTTGACCAAAAGGTTTTACAGCTTATGTATGATTGGATTGTAGCAGGTAGAATTTTTACTTTTAAAGAGCCTAGATACGATGAAGTTATTTATAATGTTATTGACCCTAGAGATATTAGTGTTATAGGTTGGGGAAATAATACATATGCAGAAGATGCTGAAGCTATTGTTGTTTCTTATAAAGTTACAGGTAATGAATTACTTGGAAGATTTTATGAAGAAATAAGAGAACATAAAGAAAAAAAGGATATATTAAAATATATTGACCAGCAAATGTTTGAAAGTAATAGTATGGGGCATGATACTGTTAATATGTCTTCTCATCGTTTTGATACAAGAGATAATACAAATAGTTCTTTATCAATAGAATCTACAGGAAATATTACATTGTATCATGTAGTATGGAATACAATTACTAAGGTATATATTTTACATTACGAATCTGAATTAGGAGAATTAAAAGAAATGTATGTTGATGATTCTTATCCTTTAGATAAAGCAAATGGCGATATTGAATTAGAGGAGATTTATATTTGTGAGTGGTATGAAAATTATAGAATAGATGATAAATTTTATATAGATGGAGGAAGGGGATTAGCACAAAGACATATGTTAAACAATATGGCTAGTTGTAAATTACCTTATAATGGCGTTCTTTTTGGTTATAGACTTTCACAAGTTGATAGTAAAGTAAAGCAAATGCTTTCTTATCAAATGCTTTATAATATTTTTCATTATCGTTGGGAATTATTATTAGCTAAGAATAAAGAGAAAATTATGGCTTTGCCATTAGGGATGATACCTGATGGGGGAGGTCGAGGATGGGATGAAGATAAGTTCTTTTATTTTATGGAAGCTATGAATTTCATGGTTTATGATGAAACTGCACCAAATGCTCAACAATTTATTCAAGGAATAAAAGCTGTTGATATGAGTTTAGGTCAGGCTATGGATAAAATGTGGAATAATTTATTAGCTATTAAACAAGAGTGTTGGGATTTAATAGGAATGAATAGACAGAGATATGGAGACACTTACGCTAGTGACGGAAAAGGTAATACAGAACAAGCTATATTTAGAAGTGCTATATTAACTGCTCCTATGTATTTTCAATTTGATAAATTTTTAGAACAGGATTATAAAGGTTTATTAGATGTTAGTAAAATTGCATATAGTGATGGTAAAAAAGCTGCTTATGTTAATTCTGATGAAAAGACAGCATGGTTTGAAGTTGCAGGAGATGAGATTGTTGATTTTATGGAAAGTGAATTTAATATATTTGCACGTAATAGTATATTTGAGCAAGAGAAAATTGACAAAGCTGAAAACCTTATTCTTACAATGGGTCAGAATGGTATGACACCAGATACAATGTTGGAAGTTTTAGATTCAAGTAATATGTCTAAAATGAAACGTTATGTAAAAGAAGGGTTAGCAGCAGAACGAGGATTTCAACAACAACTACAAGAACAACAAGCACAAACTGCTCAAATGCAAGTAGAAGCAGAAAAAGCAAAACAGGATTCTAAAAACGCTACAGATATAGAAGTGGCACGTATACAAGCAAATGCTAAAATGCAATCTGCAATTACAAGTTCACAAGAATCAGGCGTAGAAGAATTAGTAGAAGATACAATAAATTTAGAAAGTAATGCAGTAGCTAATACAGAAAGTGCTTTAGCTAAAAAAGATGCTACAAGACAAAAGACAGCTTCTCAAAATAAGAATGACCAAATTAAAAGAGAACAAATGGCTAATCAAATAGCTATCGCTAAAGAAAATAAAAATCGTTATGATAAATAAATTGTTAACTAAATAAATTATATAATTATGTCAAAAGAAAATGATTTGAACATTGATGACATAACTCTAGGAAATTTAAATAATCCTGAGAGTGCTCTTTTTACTTCTACTGGCGAAGACATTGAAGTTCAAGAGAAAAAAGAACAGCCTGAAAATAAAAAAGAAATTACTGAGCAACCAGAAGTTGAAGAAAGTACAGAAACTACTCAAACTACTGAAACTGTTGAAGATACACAAGAAGAAGAAACCCCACAGTTTAATGTTGACGATGATGGTAATTTAATTAATGAGAAGGGCGAGGTTGTTTATAAAAAAGGTGATTTTGAAATTGTTCAAAATGAAGACGGCTCTCAAGAAATTGAAGTTAATGCACCCGAAGATACAACTGTTTTAAGAGAGTTGATTAAAGATAATTACGGACTTGACTTAATTGATGTCGATGGTAATAATTTAAGCTATGAAAATACGCATGAAGGTCTGGTAGAAATGATAAATGATGCTAGTGAATTAAAGGCAAAACAAATGGAAACGCAAACATTTGCTGCCTATCCACAAGCAAAAGCATTTTTAAATCATCTATCTGCAGGGTATAATGCAAATTCATTCTTTGATGTTCCTACAGATTATAGTAATATTAATATACCTGAAGAAACAGAAGAAAATGCAAATAGTTTAAAATCTTTATATCGTGACCTTATATTAGCTGAATATAGGGAAAGATATGATTATAATAGTTTAACTAATGTACAAAAAGCAGAAGTTGATAAACAAGCTGATTCATGGTTTACTTATCAACAACAAGCAGGTACAGATAGAGATAGTGCAGTAACAGCACAAAAACTATTAGCAACTAAAGAACAACAGTTGCAACAACAAAGAGATACACACAATCAACAAGTTCTTCAACAAAGAGAACAGGAAGAAAAGATGTATTGGGATAATGTAAAAAATGCTGTAGTGGAAAAAGGACAAGTAGGTAATCTTAAAATTCCTACAAATGATAGAGAAGCATTTTATGATTATATAAGTAGAGGAGTTAATGAATACGGACATACACAAGAGTATATAGATGCTTCTCAAACAACAGAAGATAATATAACTTTAAATATGCAATTAGCTTTACTACGTTATTTAAAATTTGATATTAACAAACTTGTTAAAATGGAAGTTGCTCAAGATAAAGTAAAAGAACTAAAATTACTTAATTCTAAAAGAAGAATAAAAGTATCGGGTAGTCTTCCAATAACAAAAGTTTCTAACGATATAGCAGGAATTAATATAAACAACCTTTATGGAAGAAAGAAAAATTAATTTTTGCTGATTTATTCTTAAATTTTTTAAATTAAAATTAAATTAGAAAACAATGGCTTTTACAAACATTGAAAATACTGCTAAGGTAGTATATCACGATACATTTGATGGGCGTGGGTTTACAGACCAAAATAGTTTAGTTAATGCGCTTCTTACGAAGCCTGACCAACTAGACCCTGTACTCACTCATTTAATGGGTCGTCAAGACAAGCAATTTCCACTATCTTTTCTAAGTGAAGGATATGAAGGAAGCAAAGGTATTCAGGATGTACAATACACATACGATGTAATTAATAAACTAGACAAAGCAGACATTGTAATAGAGTCTCAATATTCTGGTTCAGATAAACCTGGTCTAAACAATACAAATTTCTTTGTAACGTTTAAATCTAATTGGTTAAAAACTGACCATATTATTGAATCTCAAAATGATGTTCAAGCTAGAATAGTTAGTCGTCCTGTACAAGTTGGTTTATATTATAAATATGAATTACAACTCATGTATGATGGAAGATTTAGTTCTTGTCCTTTAAGTGAATTAGCAGCAGGTACTCCATGGGCTATGGTCGGTGGTGCTCCAGTTTCTGAATCTCTTTCTATGGGTAATGAATCAAACTTTGTTGCTCCGGGTAAAATGAAGAATCAATTATCTTTTTTAAGAAAATCTTGGAGATTAGGAGGTAACATTTCTAAAAAGACTGTTGAATGTAAATTTAACGTTGGTGGAAAACAAACTAACTTATGGATTGCTTTTGAACAATGGCAGTTTATGATTAAGTGGAAACAATCAATCGAAGAACATCTATGGTATTCTCGTTATAACAGAAAAGCAGATGGTTCTATTCCTACCAAAGACCCAAAAACAGGTTTAGTTATTCCTATTGGTGCAGGTGTTCTTGACCAAATTCCAAATAATGATACTTACTCTAAACTTACAGCACGTAAAGTTAAAGATGTAGTAAGAGATGTAATGTTTGGTGCAAGTGATACTGAAAATATGGATGTACGTCTATTTACAGGTACAGGCGGTGCTGAAGAATTTGATGATGCTATGAAAGACGAAGCAAAATCTATGGGTTTTATAGCTGATACTGGTGACAAATTTGTTACTGGTTCAGGTTCAACTTTAGCACTTGGTGGATATTTTACACAATATCATCACAAAGATGGACACAAAATTACTGTTCAACATTTACCACTTCTTGATTTAGGTTCAAGGGCTAATAAAGCACCTCGTCATCCAAAAACAAGTTTGCCAATGACTTCATATGAAATGTATTTCATTGATATGTCAGTTTATGATGGGCAAAAAAATGTTCAAATGTATCATCAAGAAGGTCGTGCCATGAAAACAGGTATTCTTCAAGGTATGGCTGATACTCCATATTCTTTTTCAGGAAATAAAGGAGTTATTGCTTTAGGTACTGAACAAGATGCTTCACACATTCACTTTATGTGTAGTAAATCAATTTGCATTCGTAGAAATACTCATTGCTTTACTTTAAAATGTGATTTAGCGTAAATATTAAATAATTATAATTCTGGAAATTAGATTAATCAAAATGATTAACAGAAAATAAAAAGAATACAATGAAAATTATACAACATAATAAAACAGTTGAAATACACTTGCGTCCTAATTCTGCAAAAATAGCAAGATTGGGACAAAACTTAGATTTAGAGGTTATTCATAATAAAGAAAAAATAGGAAGTGCATATACTAAAAATGGTTCTATACTTAGAGGACTTAATAAAATTGAAGAAAAAATGTATCTTCCTAGAATTCTTGGAATTTCAGACAAAGATGTTTTGTTTGAAAAATATGTTGAAGACTATTGGTTAAATATAAGTGTTACAGTTCCTTCACATAATCGTGAAGGAAAAGGTGGAGGTCTAAAATTAGAAGTTGGTTTTGAATATGATACTCAAACTGATGCTAAGAAAGGTCAAAAAGAAGCAGATAAAGAAGCTCTTAGATTTGAAAAATGGAAAGTAGGTTTACTTGGAAAAACACCAAATGGTATACGTAGATTTAAAGAAGATTTCTCTATACGACAAGAAATTGGCAGACCAATAAACATTACTGAATATATTTTATATCGTTATTGCCTTGTTTATTCTGTAGTTGCTTTAGACATAAAATATATAGACAATTCTGCAAAAATACGCTTTTATATTCTTGATTCTTCAGCTACTCTTAAAGCAGACCATGCAAAATTAATGGCAAAGAAAAATGCCACTATTGCGTTTAGTGAACTTTTAGGAGACAGGGATAAAGTTGGATTTGTTATAGATGTTATGAAGAAAGAAATTAATAATGTTAAACGAATGAATAAAAAAGAATACAAAGTTATTACAAATGATGAAAGAGATATTTTACTGGATGCAATAGTTAATGCATATCCTAATAAATTTCTTTCAGTTGTAAATGATGATAATCTTGTATTAAAATCATTTGTTGAGCAATGTGTTAATTTTGATGTTCTTAGACGAATACCTAATACAGATACAATTT